GCTAATGGTCAGAAGTGTATGACTGCTGTATCCTTCTTCTGAACACAGCAGTCATCCCGTTAGCTTACAGCTAACTGACGGTTAGCGAAGCTATCCAAACTGTTACTCCTGTTCCTCTATGAGTTTGTTGAGATACCACTGTGCTTTCTGCAGGTCTTGCTTGGCTTTCCCCTTGTACTTGAACCGGTGCATGTACTTCTTAGCACACCCCTCTAGGTATCCTTGGAACGCCTCTGTTGTCATGTTATCCTTCATGTACACGATGCATTCGATAGAACCGTGGTTGTAGTGTTCTGGTTTGTCAACTGCATCATTACCTACGTTCTCATTCCAACCAAACTCATCCCATAGCTTTGGTCCAGAAGGTCCACCCATTACGCTTCACCCCCAACTGCTACACAGAAGCTTACCACAAACTTGGTCTTAGGGTCTTGTCTCAACTGTTTGTCTCCCTTCTCTTTCGTAACCTCACACTTAGCCTTTGTCTCAAACAGAAACGGTGCCACTCCTGGCCGTGGTCCTGCTGGTGTCATAAAGATAGCTACGATAACGAATAGTGCTGCTGTCACGTGTCTACTCCTGTGTAAACGAAGTCAGTGATCATCGGGAACACTGGTTCAATTGCTGCAACGATACGATGGGCTAGGTCACGGTGTTCCTTCTGTGTATCAGGTGCGGTACGTGCTGCGACATAGTGACACCAGTTGCGTACGTTACCATTGAGGAACATACGTGTAAGCGTCAGTCCCTCAGGTAGTATAGCACGTGCTACTTCCTTTGCAATACCTTTCTTCAGTGCTTGGTCATACAGTGTGAACGCATGGTCACGTAAGTTCATCTGTCGTTCTGTCCACCAGTCAGCTGTGTCTTCATCGTCACACTCAAGTGAGTTCTGTCGGTTAGCTGTGTCTTGCATACGTGCCTCGTACACACCACTGGTAGTCTCAGTAGCTGAGTATCGTTGGCTAAACTCCTGTACATGCAGTGAATGGCGTAGTACCTGACGTGCTACAGTCCGATCAGTGGTGACATCCAGTAGAATGTTGGCCATCTCAAGTGGTGACCAGTGTCGTTCCTTGATCAGGTAACGCACCAGCTTCTCGTTGGAACTCTTACGAGGTCCACTTGGGTTCGACACACGAGCACACTCAGCGATGGCGTCCACTAGGGTTGAGTCAGGGCTACCTCCGATCCAGTTAGTATACCCTACTAGCTCAGCACTGTTCCTCATTTCATGTCCTTCTGGATAACAGCTTCACACTGGTCAAGACGGATGGTCACGATCATATCTACTGGCCCAGCTGGTCGCCACGTAGCTTCCTTGATACCAACAGTGGTGCGTTCCATTGCCACGTTCTGTAAGGTAAGACTACTGTTACCCGAGGGTGGGACAACCACCCCCATGTACATATAGGCCTGACAGATAGCTATAACTGTGTCACCTAGCTTGTAGCTCATTTGGTACCTCCGAATGTATAGTCGAGGGAGAACTGAGTACCAAAGTCTGCGCAGGTGCAGCGTGGTTTCTCTAGTTCAAGCCGCAGTTCATCCATGAACTCAGCCCAATCCTTTCGACTCATGTTGGTACTGTTGGACAGCTGAGTGATGTGCTTAGCTAGCTCTGGGTATTCGTCAAGCCACTTCATTTGGTATCTCCTAAGTTATATCAACGATTTCACAAGCGCCATTGTCACCACCGCAGGCAAACATCTGGCTGGACTTAGTGTGGTCCTCTTGTTCAAACAGTGCAAGCTCTGACCAATCGATACCCTTAGGCATCTTCTGTGCAGCGTGTGCATACTCCATCAAGGTTATCTCCTGGTAAGGTGCTTGTCGGTACACGTGGTCACTGTGTGGTAGGAACGATAGTCCACTAACGATACTCCAATTGTCGTACACCCAAGCAGCTACCTTAAGCCACTCATGCTCACGTACAGTGATCGTACAGCTGACACTGTGTTCACACCAGTTGACCTGATATGCTTTCCATAGCTCCAGCTGAGCGATAGCATCCAGTGAGTCACGTGTTAGACACTTGTCTGGTGCACGAGTAGGGAACGAGAACACAGTAGTCTTGTCAGGTGCATCCTCTAGTGGTTCGTTAGGGAACCCTTTAGCTTTCATGAACTGAGTCATAGGGTCCATGTTGTCAGCACGAACAGTACGAATGTAGTACTCAGAGTGACGGGTGTGAATACCACTAGAGCTATCAACCAGCTGTGACACTGTACCACTGGGCTTAACACAAGTAGTAGCTGTTGACTGTGGAACACCTAACTTCTTAGACAGTCCCTTGTTACATGCTACAACGATAGCTTTCAGGAAGTCAAGTGTCTTATCAAGTCCAGCGTTAGCGTTAGTCATCAGTGGATTGTCAGTGATACCTGTTAGGCTGACACCAAGCAGACGTTCCTCGTTACAGTTGTCTTCCCAATCGCTATTCAGTGAGCTAAGGAATGGGAAATGCGTGTAGGTAGACTGAATAGTACCAAGGTACGCGGCCCAGTAGCACTTGGTAGCCAGGGAGTTGACATCATCAGTAGCACGAACGACGACCTCTGTTAGGTTACAGAACTGACGTGGACGTAGGATGATCTCACCGCAAGGGTTGGTACCAAACTGGTAGTCAGACAGCCTGCGTTTATTCTCTAGTACCTTAGCAACAGCAGCGTCACGGTTGAAGATACCACGCTCACCGCTCTTGCTCTCAACTAGGGATAACCATTCCTTCATGAAAGCTTCAGTGCCGGGTTTCTCAGTGTAAGCTGCACTGTTGTTAGCGAGACCACGAATGCTATCGGTTTTCCACCAGTCACCACTCTTAGCTGTACGCATACGGTCATCAGACAGGTTGCTTAGGCTAATCATGGCTGACCGTCGCACACCACCGACAACAACAGACACACCTACCATGCACAGTATGTCATGACACTCAAGGGAGTTAAGCTTACGTCCCTCTGCTGCCTTGAAGGTCTCAACGGTGAACTTGAATAGATCAACGAGAGGACCTGGGCCAGACGCACGTCCACCAAAGGTCTTCAGTGGTGTGCCAGCTGGTCGCACTAAGGATACATCCCAGCTAGGGATAGCGCCTTCGTACAGCAGACAGATCAGTTCATTGTAAGCGGTAGCCCAACCTTCCTTTGAGTCCTCTACCTTAATGTTTAAGGTACTAGGAAGCAGCCCAGGTACAACAGGTAGCTTGGCAATCTCTTGTCGCTCAACAGAGAAACCTTGGCCTGTACCGCATAGCAATACGAACAGTGCCTCTGCGAAGGACGAGGGTTGGTCAACTGGTAGGTATGCACAGTTGTACATACAGGTGTTGTCACGTGCAGCAGCAGGTCCCGCAGTCATCATAGAACGCATCGAAGGCATTACATCCTGATTGATGATAGCCATACGTAGATCATCAGGTACCTCACCTACTACTGGTAGTACAATGTTGTCCAGGTAGCGGTCAACTGTCTCTACCCATGTCTCCCTTCGCTGCTCATCAGGTAGCCATCGTGCATAGCGCGACGTGTGTATGAATTGTTGGTACTCATTCATCGTGTTACTGCTCATACTAAATCTTCCATTCGATCTTGAGGTCTACACATTGTTGTGGTGTGCAGTTCCACGAGAGTACCACACGTAGTGCTGCTAGTACTTTCTTGTACACCTCTCGATCCTCACCCTCTGGTTCAACAGCGTAGCTTGCTGTGAGGTCCTCGTACTGTCGGATAAGTATCTTCTGTGTCAACTCGTCGATAGCTTCGTCGTCTATTGTGATGTTCATTTCCAATGGTCCCATTCTGGTTTGGCGTAGTTATCCATAGCATCCTGTATCACCTCCACCGCACCGGCTTTGATGATAGCAGAGTACAGTTCGTTCAAGTCTGTACCGTCAGGGTCCCATTCGCTGTTACTCCACAGGTTCTTAGCGTACTCCAGTAGTTCTTCTGTGCTCATCATAGCAGGCGTATCCTTCGTTCTTCTTCTGTTTCTTTGTATATCCAAGGTAACACTTTATCAAGCCAAGCGGTTACCTCTTCTGATACACCGCCGATGAAGCTGATGACAAACAATGGAGTCAACAACGTAATCCTAAGTGCAGCTGCGAGTATGTATCTAAACACGGGTTAACCTCACGAATAGTTCAAGGGATATCACAGCGAGTGGTTCTTTACGGTCACCTTCGATCAACAGCACCGGGTCGTACGTGTTGCTGTTGTCTATCGCCTGTTCGTAGTGCTTGTACACAGAGAAACTCTTGTGCTTCTTGCACTCAAAGGAGTACGGAAGTTTCTGTCTGGCAGCAGGTGAAAGCATAAGGTCTTCACCACCGGCACCCATTGATCTACTCAGGATGTCATCTGGGTGTAGACCAAAGGCTTTCACAAAGATAGCTGCTACCTTCTGCTGAAACTTCCGTCCCTTTGCCTTAGCTGAGGCTGTATTTACTGCGTATCTCCTCGTACTCCTTTAGGTTGCGTAACAGGCGTATCTGTAGTAGGGTATCGTCTAGGTTAACGTCAGTGTCTTCGTTCTCCTCTTGGTAAGCTTCGTAGGCTTCGATCACTGCGGTCGCCCAGCTGACATCATCGTTCACTAGGATAGCTTCTGCTTTCTTAGGTCCGATACCTGGGATACCCTTGATGTTATCAACAGAGTCACCGGTTAACGCTTGCTTCCAGAAGTTATAGTCTGCTTCCTCCTCTGTTGGATGCACTGTTGTTAAACTGTAGGTACTGAATATTTCACAAGGTATCTGTCTGAAGTCCTTGTCAGCACTGACGATTACTACATTGTCTAGACCACGTTCGTAAGCAGCCATACAGATACCATCGTCAGCCTCATACCCTTGACACACAACAGTATTCCAGTGGTCAACCGCATGTTTGGTAACGTCAGCTAGGAACTCAGGCTTAGGTCCCTTGCGGTTAGCCTTGTAGCTAGGGAAGATTTCCTTTCGGAAGTTACGTTTGCCTGTAAAGAACAGGGTCTGATCGTCTTCCTTCCAGCCACAAGCAGACCATATCATTTCATCAACGAGGTCATCAAAGATAGCTATCGTACCTTTGAGGTTGCCGGGGCCATCCTTGGCTCCCTTAGCGCACGCACGGTACGCCAAGAGATCACCATCGACCAGTGGATACTTCAGTTAAGCCATCAGAGCGTCGGTAACGTCAACCGGTGCAACCTCGTACTCTACCAGTTCCACAACCCGGATACCTTTGAGTCGGAATGCTGCCTTGTCACCCCGTACAGGGTACGTTTCAACAGCTAGCTTCACAGAGGAACCATTACCAATGGCTACCTCTTCGTCCCAAGCGTTACCATCGTCATCCAAAACCTTAGGTGGACCACCGCTGCCGATGATCTCTACACCCTTAGCAGTGACCTTAGGGTTGTGGTTGCGGTACGGACGGAAGAACTTACGACCATCTTTCTCTTTGATAAGGTCATGACCCATAGAGTTGAGGGGTACACCAAGGTTGAGACACAATGTCTTGAACTCTTCTGGATCATCAGGAAAGAAGTTCACATTGTAACGACCACCAGCTGCAGCGATAACACGAGCAGCGTCATTGTCGTTACCACCAAGGTCACGGTTGCTTTCGAAGAGCTTCGGCCATTCGATGGTGCCTTCGAGGATTACAGTTTTGTTAGCCATTTGGAATGTCCTTACGTAGTTGGGTCAGTATTGTACCATGGTTCGCGAGAGGGGGTCAAGTGCTTATTACGGGTTATGTTCCTCCAAGTTGAATGTCTTAGGGTTGAACCGTAGGAAACCACCGTGTCCAGTGGTACTGGTCGGACGGTTCTTGATCACGAGTAGTTCAGTAGTGTTCTTCGTTGTCTCATCCTCTGCCATTATGTCACGCTTAAGTTGGATGACAACAGCTGCACGCTTGCTAATCATACGGCTGTCTCGTGTCTTACCGTCGTCATTCTCATGTGCTACGGTGATGATACCGACGTTCAGGTCACGTGCCAGTGTCGCTAGCTTGGTAGCTATGCTACTTAGGAACTGCTCAACACTACCTTCGTCATGTCGGAAGTACGCAAGGTCTTGGATAGGCTCGAAGAATACAAAGTCTACGTTACAGCCTACCACAAGGTACCTAATCTTGTCCAGTAGACTGTTAGGATCGTCACTCTCGTTCAGCTGGAACATCATCAGGTTCTCGTTAGTGCCCAGGTCTTCCAAGTGTTTGAGTACAGTGGGTTCCTGTTCAGGTGTGATGAGTGTCTTACGTGTGACATTTTCACCCATGTAGTAGCTTACCAGACCAAGCAATGCACGTTGTTGTGACTCTTCAAGGTGCATGATTGCGATACGTTTGCTCTGTTCCAGCATGTTGTACTCAAGCAGCCGCATGAACTCACTTTTGCCAACGCCTTCAGGTGCTTGGAATACAGTGAGCTTACCCTTCATGAGTCCTTCGATAGCGTGGTCAAGCTTGTCTATACCGGTGGGTGTACAGGCATCGGTGTGGTCTTCGTTGTATATCTTGAGGAAATCTTCAGAAGAACTCCAGATGTTGTCAGGCTGGTACTTCTTAGCGTTATGTTTAACCTGAAAGTACAAGTCCTTAGCACCTGCTTGAAGGAACTCATTAGCATCCTTGTATTTCTTGTGTTCCATTGCATACACACGATTGGGCAGCATACCTGCAAGCTTCTCAATGTACTTGTCAGACTTACCATCGCTATCAAAGCTGCAGTAGATGCGACTAAAGCTCATGAGGAACTTCATTACCTCTGGTCGTGACCATGTCTTCTCACTGGTGGTAGCAGACGGTAAGCTGATGCATGGTGTCTTCATGTTCAACATCTGGTAAGCTGACATAGCATCAAGCTCACCCTCAGTGATCAGCAGTTCAGACGATGAGCCTGCGTCAAAACAGTGCATACCCCACAGGGTAAGGTCGATACCTGGGGTGGTACTGAACCTCTTACCTTCATGGATACGCATCTTGTACCCTTTGGGGTATGGGTACATCTGTCCAACCACACGTTCGCCTTCCTTGAGGTCCTTAGCTCCAAAGAACTCTAGTGTCGCAGGCTTGACACCACGTACTGCTGTGTATGTATCGCTTACGCTGACGGTTGACATATCTTCTCGTTGTTCCCTTCGTTTGCTGAGGTCGCCGTGGCCGTAGCCACAGGAGTGACAGTAGCCTTGGCCCGTAGCTGTGTTGAAGTTGTAAGCGTCGCTAGATGGACACTTCGGGCATGGTTGGTGAGACTCTTGAGCCACTTAGCATACTCCTTTAGTTGTACAAACTCCTCTTCGAAATCCCAGTAGTAGTCAGACCAATCAGACCAAGGCTCTCCGATTAGCGGTGCTGGATCACCCCAGAACCTGTTGCCTTTGCTGCTGTTCTCAGCACCGGGTAGTATATCGAAGTTCATATGCCAGTGTAGCCCTCGTACTGACCAGTGATTCAATGGTACCATGTGGTCAACGTGGTGTACCTCACCGGTCTCAGCAGTGACACGTTGGGCTTCATCGTAGTACCACATGGTCTTACGTTTGTCTTCCCAGCTTGGTGTAGCCTTTAGTTTACGTGCTCTGCGACGTGCGCACTTGGCGTTGATTTTTGCAGGGTTATCTTTAGCCCATTGTTGGTTACGGGCGTTGAGGCAATCCTTACAAATATCTTGAAGACCACCGGGTGAAGCTCTGCGCACATGGAACTCTGTCTTCTGCTTAGTTTCACCACAGGCAAAACACCTCTTAACTCCAGTGCGGTCGGGCGGGCCTGCTAGTGTGTTGCGTTTGGTATTCTTGCGCTGCTGTAGTTTGTCACTTATACTTTCACAGGCCTTACACTGGTACCGTAGCCTATCCTTGCTATCCTCTCTCTTGCCAAACTCCGCAGCATCTTTAGTCTGCTTGCACTTGCTGCACTGTTTTGTCGCAGGTGCAGGCACCGGGTTCGCTTTGTAGTAATCTCTTCGTTTAACGTATACCTCTTTGTCACAACTCTTGCACCATCTGAACAGACCATCCTTTGTACTTTTGTCCTTACTGAACTCAACCGTATCTTTAGTTTCCTTACACTTGCTGCACCTTTTGGTACCACCAAAGTCCATCTCTAGCTGCATCAGTGGGTCTCCTTCCAGTTAGTTCCTATGTTGCTCTGCCCAGCTAACGGACAGTACAGTTGGTAGTATTCACCTGCTTCAACGATGGCATCACGTGCAATCTTACCTACCTGATCAGCTACACTAGGCTTACACTGGTGTTGATACTCATCATGTACAAACGTAAGCAGCTGACCACCAAGCCTGCGTATCAAAGGCATCGACTGTACCAACGCATGTTTCATAACGATGGCTTCACCTGACTGTAGCATACCTGCAAGCATGTGGTGCTGCGATGGTGCCTTAACTAAGCGACCGTCTATGGCAATGAAACCCTTGTTAGCTTTCCATAGCTCAGGGATATGTGTGTTCTTAAGCCACGATAGTCCATCAATAGAGTGAGTGAACCGTTCGACTGCTTGCTTAGCCTTAGCTGTGGTGCACTGCAGGATACTACTGATCATGTCATCACCGGCACCCAACAGGAATGCATAGATGAACGTTTTGGCCATATCCCTGGTTACGTGAGGTAACCCTAAAGCTTCACGGTTGATGTTGTGGATATCAGTACCGTCATCCTTGTTACCTTTGAGGATAGCATCGCGATACATCTGTGACTTCATCTCGTGTGCTAGGATACGCAATTGAATACCATCTGCATCTGTGCCAACCTGTCGCATACCCTGCGGTACACCCCACAGTGAGCGTAAGGTACCATCGTACTGGTACTTGACATGATCTACTGCGCTCACTGGTGTGCCTTGGAAGGGACTGAAGATGTTCGCTAGGTTAGGCTTCATGTGAGCACACCGCTGTGTCCACGCACCTATGCTAGCGAAGCTACCGTGTACCCTGTTGTCATCACCAACAACAGCTAGCCATTCCTCTAAGTCAGACAGTCTAGCTTGCAGTGTAAGGTACGTTGCCAGTAGGGCAGCACCTGGGGGAGCCGTAGAGGGCAGTGTGGCTAGGTTGGCTTCACTACAGGTCCAACCATACGTCTTCCAATGGTCGGCCTTCTGTGGGTCTCTATCGCGGTCCCTAAGGTACTTGGTGTGTCCCTTAGTTTTCTCCACTGGCTTCCATCCAGCTGCATTGAGACGCTCGATACGCTGTGGTGCAGACGATGGCTTGAATGGTTGCCATGTTTTGCACACGATCTCATCGCTGTCCATCTCGTATGGATACTGGTTCATAGCATCGGCTGCGACCTTGGTAGGCACACCTGCCTTGGTCATACGCAGCTTGATACGCTTGTACTCCTTCAGTTCAGGTGGGAATGCTACCTGTAGCTGCTCTAGTAGATCGTCAACCTCTTGTGTCATCTGTTGCAGCAAGGGCTTAGCTTTACCAGTGTTGAACCAGTAGCCTGAACGTCGGCAATCCTCTAGCTCCCACTGTGTGGCCATCTCAAGTGCCATTGCTTCTTCATGTACACCTTTAGTTTCATCGTACACACGCTTGCCTATCAGTACATCCTGTTTCATGTACTCCAACATATCTGGTGTTATATAGCTGAAGTCAGTGAAGTCTCCCTTGTGACAACCAAGGTCGATACCCCAGGCCTTCAGTGAGTGTGACCTACGCGTGCTGTCATGTAGACGAGAGGCTACTAGGGTATCCCATACCTTATGGCGTGGTATGAGGATACCTAATAGATCGCGTAGGATGTACCAGTCGAAGCCGACACCATTGTGCATAACCACACGGTCAGCAGCAGCAAGCCGCAGAGCTAGGTCACTGTAGTTATCAGCAGTGTATGCTACATAATCACCGTGTTCCAGTGTACCGACACACCAGACAACGGTAGCGTCGATATCGTCAGTCTCAATGTCTAGTATGATGGTACTCATGTGCTACTCCCTGACCATGACCGTGACCCTGACCGTGACCATGACCGTGACCGTGACCCTGACCATGGCCCTGTCCCTGACCGTGACCCTGACCTTGACCATGGCCCTGACCCTGACCCTGTCCCTGACCGTGACCGTAGTTTCTGTCTACTGGTTCTCATTAGGTACCCTCCATGACCGTGACCATGACCGTGACTGTGACCATGACCCTGACCATGACCATGGCGATGACCGTAGTTTCTGTCTCTTGGTTTTCACTGGGTACTCCTCGACCATGACCGTG